CTCGACGCCCTCATCGACTGGCACGGGCCGATAGGCGAGGCCGACTGATGGGCCTCGCCGACATGGCCAGCGAACGCGAAATGTCGGACCGCGAGTTCGCCCTTGCCCAGCACCGCGCCGCGCATCCGCTAGGCGACTCCTGTTCCCACTGCCGCGAATGCGGCGACCCGATCCCCAAGAAGCGGCGGCAGGCCGTGCCCGGCGTCACCCTGTGCGTCGACTGCCAAACCGTCGAAGAGAAACGCAATGGAGGCCGTCCGGCATGAACATCCAAATCGAGCTGTGGGCACTGCTCACCTTTTTGATCGGCCTCCTGCTCAGTTTCATCGCCTGCATCTTCGGCTTTGCGAAGGTGTTGGGCGGGCAGATCGATAAGAGACTGGATCAGAAGTTCAAGGCCCAGGAGGAGCTACGGGAAGCCGGCGCCAAATTATTGCGGCAGACCATCGACCGCTATACGGCCCAGGGCGAAGCGACAGCCGGCCAGGCGAAGCAACTGGAGCGGGATTTTCTCGACTGGAAGGCAGAACTGCCGCTGAACTACGTGCGCCGCGAAGATTACATCCGAGGGCAGACCGTGCTTGAAGCCAAGCAGGATGCCCTTCACTCCGAAACCAGTCTGGTGCGGGTACTGCTGGAAGAACTGAAAGGCCGATTGAAAGGAATGACGAATGGCTGATTTGGACAAGGCACGCCGCGAAGGCATGCGCTGGAACTTGCTGAACACCCTGCACAAGGCGGCGCCCTACACCAGCAGCGAAAACTTCCTGCTGGATGTGATGCGCGGCATCTATCCCGATGTCACGCCGCTGGAGGTTCGCAAGCAGCTCGACTATCTGGCCGATCGTGAATTGATCGACCTGAAGAAGGAGCCGTCAGGAATGTGGTTTGCCGACATCGGCCGCTACGGCGTCGACATCGTGGAATACACGGTGGAGTGCGATGCCGGCATTGCCCGCCCCGTCAAGTTCTGGGCGTCCTGACATGGCCCGCCGTTCGCGCATCGACGAGCTACCGGATGATCTGCGCCACTGGCTGGAACGCGCCCTCACCGAAAGCGGCTTTGCCGGATACAAGGAACTGGAGGCGTTGCTGCGGGACAAGGGCTATGCCATCAGCAAGAGCGCGATCCACCGCTACGGGCAGAAGATCGAGCGCCGCTTTGCCGCCATCAAGGCCAGTACCGAGGCGGCGCGTCTCTTGACCGAGGGCGCGGCCGACGATCAGGACGCGCGCTCCGAGGCGGTCATCGCGCTGGTGCAGACCGAACTGTTCGAGTCCATCATCAATCTCCAGGAAGCCACCAACGAAGAACTGGACCCTGCGGATCGCATCGGCCTCCTGTCGTCCGCCGCCAAGAACATTGCCACCCTGGCCCGCGCCAGCGTGAATCAGAAGAAGTTCCGCCTGGAGGTACAAGCCCGCGCCGAGGCGGCCGCCGCCAACGTCGAGAAGATCGCCAAGAAGGGCGGCCTGTCGCCCGAATCGGTGCAGGCCCTGCGCCGCGAAATCCTGGGGATCGCCGGATGACGACGGCGCTGCCGGCGCCGGGCCGTCCCAAGGCGGCAGCCGCCCCCTCGGGGGGCCGCGAGCCTCTGGCGAGCGTGGGGGCACATAAGTTGCCGGCCCGCCTGCCCAACACCGCCACGGCCGACGCGCCGGCCGTGCTGATGGGCTATCAGCAGCGCTGGATCGCCGACAAGTCGCCGCTCAAGGTCGAGGAGAAATCCCGCCGTACCGGCCTGACCTGGGGCGAGGCGGCCGACGACGTGCTCATTGCCGCCAGCAGCGCCGCCGCCGGCGGCCAGAACGTCTACTACATCGCCTACAACCAGGACATGACCATCGAGTACATCCAGGCATGCTCGATGTGGGCGCGGGCCTTCAACCATGCCGCCACCGAGATCGAGGAAGGCTTCTGGGACGGCGACGACGAAGACAAGCACATCAAGACCTTCACCATCCGCTTCCCGGCCTCCGGCTTTCGCATCGTCGCCCTGTCCAGTCGGCCCTCGAACCTGCGCGGCCGCCAGGGCGTGATCGTCATCGACGAAGCGGCCTTCCACGAGAAGCTCGACGAGCTGCTCAAGGCCGCCCTGGCCATGCTGATCTGGGGCGGCAAGGTGCGCGTCATCTCGACCCACAACGGCGTCGAGAACCCGTTCAACGATCTGGTGACCGACATCCGCGCCGGCAAGCGCAAGGGCACCGTGCACCGCGTCACCTTCAAGGAAGCGATCGCGGACGGCCTGTATCGCCGCGTTTGCATGCGCCTGGGCAAGGCATGGACGGCCGAGGACGAAGCCGCCTGGATGGCCGACGTGTATGCCTTCTACGGCGACGGCGCCGAGGAGGAACTCGACTGTGTGCCGGCGAACTCCGGCGGCGCCTGGCTGTCACGTGCCCTGATCGAGTCGCGCATGTCGGTCGAAACCAAGGTGCTACGCTGGGAGTGCAAGCCCGGCTTCGAGCTGCTCCCCGACCATATCCGCGCCGCCGAGTGCCGCGACTGGCTGGAGGCCAACCTGGCGCCCCTGCTCCACGCGCTGCCGGCCGACGCGACGAGCTTCCTGGGCGAGGACTTCGGGCGCAGCGGCGACCTCACGGTGCACGTGCCGCTGATCCAGCAGCAGAACCTGGTGCGGCGCGTGCCCTTTCAGGTCGAACTGCGCAACGTGCCGTTCCGCCAGCAGGAGCAGATCGCCTTCTACCTGATCGACCGGTTGCCGCGCTTCATGGGCGGCGCCTTCGACGCACGGGGCAACGGCCAGTTCCTGGCCGAGGTGGCGATGCAGCGCTATGGCGCCAGTCGCATCCAGCAAGTGATGCTGTCCGAATCGTGGTATCGGGAGCACATGCCGCCGGTCAAGGCCGCGCTGGAGGACGGCACGCTGACCGATCTGCCGCGCGATGCCGACGTGCTGGCCGACCTGCGCACCGTCCAGGTCGTCAAGGGCGTGCCGCGCATCCCGGACACGCGCACCACCGGCGAGGACAAGGGCAAGCGCCACGGCGACGCCGCCGTGGCCGTGGCGCTGGCCTACTTCGCCAGCCGTGAAATCAACAAAGGCCCGGTGACGGTGAAGTCGCGCCGCCGCCGTCGCGCCACTCGACTTACCCAGGGGTATGCATGAAGACTAAGGGCATGTGGGTCAGCCCCACCGAGTTCGTCCAGTTCGGCGAACCGTCCAACAAGCTGTCCGACCAGATCGCCACGCGCGGACGCAGCATCGACTTCTACGGCCTGGGCATGTACCTGCCCAACCCGGACCCGGTGCTAAAGGCGCTGGGCAAGGACATCAAGGTGTACCGCGAGCTGCGCGCCGATGCCCATATCGGCGGCTGTATCCGGCGCCGCAAGGCTGCCGTCAAAGCGCTGGAGTGGGGCGTCGACCGCGACAAGGCCAAGAGCCGCGTGGCCAAGAACATCGAGGCCATCTTCGCCGATCTGCCCATTGAGCGCATCATCACCGAGATGCTCGACGCGGTCCTCTATGGCTACCAGCCGCTGGAAATCTCGTGGCAGAAGGTCGGCGGCCTGGTCGTGCCCGCCGACGTCGTCGGCAAACCGCCGCAGTGGTTCGTCTTCGACGAAGACAACCGCATGCGCTTCCGCACCCGCGACAACAGCGTCAAGGGCGAGGAACTGCCCGAGCGCAAGTTCCTGGTGCCGCGCCAAGACCCCAGCTACGACAATCCCTACGGCTTCCCCGATATGTCGATGGTGTTCTGGCCGACCACGTTCAAGAAAGGCGGCCTGAAGTTCTGGGTTCAATTCACCGAGAAGTACGGCGCGCCGTGGGTGATCGGCAAGCATCCGCGCGGCACCCAGGACAAGGAAGCCGACGATCTGCTCGACAAGCTCGAAGCGATGGTGCAGGACGCCGTGGGGGTGATCCCGGACGACTCCAGCGTCGAGATCAAGGAAGCCGCCGGCAAAGCCGGCAGCGCCGAAGTCTATGAGCGCCTCCTGCACTTCTGCCGCTCCGAGGTGTCGATCGCGCTGCTTGGCCAGAACCAGACCACCGAGGCGAGCAGCACGCGCGCCTCGGCGCAGGCCGGCCTGGAAGTCACCCAAGACATCCGCGACGGCGACAAATCCATCGTCGAGGAAGCCTTCAACACCCTGATCCGCTGGACTTGCGAGCTGAACTTCGGCGACGGCGCCCGGCCGGTCTTCTCGATGTGGGAGCAGGAAGAAGTCGACAAGGTGCTGGCAGAGCGCGACGAGAAGCTGACGCGCGCCGGCGCCAAGCTCACGCCGGCCTACTTCAAGCGCGCCTACGGCCTCCAGGATGGCGATCTGGACGAAACGCCGGCCCAGCCGGGGCAAGGGCTACCCATCAACGACTCTGCCTTCGCCGAGGGCGAAGGCAGCGCCCCCGACCAGGAGGCGCTGGATGCCGCCCTGGATGCTTTGTCGGCCGACGAACTGAACGCCGAGATGCAGGCCATGCTGGCCCCGCTCTTCGCCCGGATCAAGCAAGGCGCCAACCCGGAGGAGCTGCTCGGCATGCTGGCCGAGCTGCACCCGGACATGGACGACGCCTCCCTCCAGGAGCGCCTGGCCCGCATGATCTTCGTGGCCAACGTCTGGGGACGCCTCCATGCCTGAGCGCATCGACCTGGCGTACTGCATGAAGCTACCGCCCAAGGAGGCGGTCGCCTACCTGCAGGCGAAGGGGTACGCCTTGTCCTGGGATTGGGAGGAAGTCTGGCAGGAGGCCCAGGCCAAAGCCTTCACCGTGGCCAAGGTCGCTCGGCTCGACATCCTCCAGGACATCCGCGACGCCGTCGAAACGTCGCTCAAGGAAGGCAAGACCTCTGCATGGTTTGAAAAGGAGTTGACGCCAGTGCTCCGGGCCAAGGGCTGGTGGGGCAAGCGGGAAACCATCGACCAGGGCACCGGCGAGATCGCCAGCGTGCAGCTCGGCAGCCCCTGGCGGCTGGAGACCATCTATCGCACCAACCTCCAGACCGCCTACATGGCCGGCCGCTATGCCGAGCAGATGGCGAACGTCGACGACCGGCCCTACTGGCAGTACGTCGCCGTGCTGGACACGCGCACCCGCCCCAGCCACCGGGCGCTGAACGGCAAGGTGTTCCGCTACGACGATCCGTTCTGGAAGAGTTTCTATCCGCCCAATGGCTGGCGCTGCCGCTGTCGCGTGACCACGCTGTCCGAAGGCAACCTGCAGCGCTCCGGCCTGCGCGTGGAAAGCTCCGAAGGCAAGCTCGGCAGCGTCCTGAAGCTCGTCTCGCAGAAGACGGGCGAGCTGCGCGAGGTTGCCACCTACCGCACCGCCGACCCGGTCACCCGGCGGCCGCTGGTGATCGCGCCGGCCGTCGGCTGGAGCTACAACCCCGGCGCCGCCGCCTGGCAGCCCGACCGGGCGCGGTACACCGGCGACCTGGCGGCGCTGGCCAAGCGCGAGCTGCCATGACCAACGTCGTCATCACGGTGAACAACGCCGACACCCTGGCGGCCATCGAGCGCCTGGAACGCGCGGGCGGCGACCTGGCCCCGGCGATGCGCAAGATCGCCCAGGCTCTGGCTTATGAGACCGAACGCAACTTCGCCGCCGGCGGCCGCCCCAAGTGGGCGCCGTTGAAGAACCCGCCCGAGCGACGCCAGGGCGGCGCCATCCTGCAGGACAGCGGCCAGCTCGCCGCCTCGATTACCACCGACTACGGCGCCAGCCACGCCCTGATCGGTTCCAACAAGGAATACGCCGCCATCCACCAGTTCGGCGGCAAGACCAAGCCCCACACCATCCGGCCGGTCAAGGGCAAGGCGCTGGCCTTCGGCGGTATCGTCGTGCGCCAGGTGCAGCACCCCGGATCGGACATTCCCGCACGCCCGTACCTGCCGGTTCTTCCCGATGGCAGTTTGCAGCCCGAAGCGAACGAAGAAGTCCTCGACACCATTCTGCGGCATCTCGAAAACTCCGCTCGCGCCTGAATCGCCTGGAGGCGTTCGCCGCCTTCGGGTGGCCCCGTGATAGCCACGGGGTCGCGTCGGCGCGGCGTAAAGCTTTATAAACGCTTTATGCGGCGAGAATCGGGGCGGCCCGAACCCATCCCGGCCGGGGTGCGGGCAATCCTTAAAGCCGATTAAAAGACCGTCCGCCTGCACCGCCCGATGATGGGCGGCATGAACACGACCAAGTCCATCCACATCTTCAAGCCCGGCCGCCACGTCACGATGGCGGGCGATGTCATCGAATTTTCGGAAGGCGATATCGCCGCGACGGCACGGGCCTACAACCCGAAGCTGCACGAAGAGCCGCTGGTGATCGGCCATCCGAAGACCGACGATCCGGCGCAAGGCTGGGCCGGATCGCTCTTCGCCGAGAAGCGCGGCCTGTTCGCCGTCCCCCGTGACGTCGATGCCGCGTTCGCCGAGCAGGTCGGGCAGCGCCGCTACGGCAAGGTCTCGTCCAAGTTCTATTCGCCGACTTCCCCCAGCAACCCGGTTCCCGGCGTCTGGTATCTGCGCCACATCGGCTTCCTCGGCGCCCAGCCCCCTGGCGTGAAGGGGCTGGACGATCCGTCCTTCGCCGATGGCAACGATGACGGCTGCGTGGCCTTCCAGGAGCCCGTCGAGTTCGGCGACTGGGACGACCGCACCAATGCCGGCCTGTGGCGCGGCCTGCGCGACTGGCTCCTGGCCAAGTTCGGCCAGGAGGAAGCCGACCGCGCGCTGCCGGGCTGGAACGTCCAGTCCTTGGCCGATAGCGCCGCCCAACCCGAACCCGATGAAGTCAAGGCCGCATTCGCGGACGCCGCGCCGGCGGGCGCTTTTCCCGCCGAATCCACCGAGGAGACCCATGCAGTGACCCCCGAGGAAAAGGCCGCGCTGGAGGCCGAAAACGCCCAGCTCAAAGCAACGCTCGCCCAGCGCGACACCGCCGACCGCGAAGCCCAGGCGGCCAAGCGCCACCAGGACAACGCAGCCTTCGCCGAGGAACTGGTGGGCAAGGGCGTGCTGGCGCCGAAACACAAGGATGCCGTGGTAGCCGTGCTCGATCTGGCGGCCACGCCCGGCGCCGAGGGCAAGTCCATCGAGTTCGGCGAGGGCGACGCCAAACAGCCGCTGGTGACCGCGATCAAGGGCTTCCTCGGCGACATGCCCAAGGTGGTCGAATTCGGCGAGCAGGCCACGCGCGAGCGCGCGGCGGGCGCGGCGACCGAGGACGACGCGGAGTTCGCCGAGAGCGCCGATCCAGAGCGCCTCAAGCAACACCAGGCCATCAAGGCCCACATGGCCGAGCACAAGGTGGATTACGCCACCGCTGCCCGCGCGGTCCTCAAGTAACCCCACTCAACCAGGAGAACATCAACCATGGGACGTTTAAGCAATCTGCGGGTCGTTGATCCCGTACTCACCAACCTGGCCACCGGCTACACCAACGAGCAGTTCGTGGGCGACCAGCTCATGCCGTTCGTGCTGGTCGACAAGGAAGGCGGCAAGATTCCGCTGTTCGGCAAGGAGCACTTCAAGGTCTACGCCACCGAGCGAGCGCTGCGGGCCAAGTCCAACCGCATCAACCCCGAAGACATCGGCTCGGTCGATGTGGCGATGGACGAGCACGATCTGGAATATCCGATCGACTACCGCGAGGACGCCGAGAGTGCCTTCCCGCTGCAGGCCCGCGCCACCAACACCGTGGTCGAAGGCATCCGCCTGCGCCACGAGGTCATGGTGGCCGACATGGTGCAGAACCCGGCCAACTACGCGGCCGGCAACAAGATCGCGCTGTCCGGCGCCAGCCGCTTCACCGACGCCACCAGCGATCCCGAAGGCGTGGTCTCCGACGCCAAGGCCGCCGTGCGCGCCAAGATCGTCAAGGAACCCAACACCCTGACGATTGGCTACGCCAGCTGGCGCGTACTCAAGCGCCACCCGCAGCTCAAGGCCATCCTGTCCGACACCCGGCCGCGCCTGGTGCAGCTCGCCGACCTGCGCGAGATCTTCGAGATCGAGAACATCGTGGTCGGCAAGGCCGTCAAGGCCACCGATGCGGGCGTCACCAGCGACATCTGGGGCGACAACATGGTGCTGGCCTACGTGCCCAAGACCAGCGGCGACCGCAGCCCCTACGAGCCGTCCTTCGGCTACACCCTGCGCAAGCGCGGCAACCCGATCGTGGACACCCGCACCGAGGACGGCAAGATCGAGCTGATCCGCAACACCGACATCTTCCGCCCCTTCCTCCTGGGCGCCGATGCCGGCTACCTGATCAGCGACACCAACGCTTGATGACGGGGGAATCATGAGCAAGGCAACCGCCAAACCCAATACCTCCAGACCGCAGCCGCAGACCACCGGCGCCGCAGCAGACGGCGGCGCCGGTGCGAAGCCCAAGCCCAAGGCCACCCCGGCGCCCTATCGCGTCGGCGCCTGCCCGGTCCTGCACGACCACGAGGTCTATCAGCCGGGCGACGAGCTGGAGCTGACCGAGGCCGAGGCCGCCCGCCTGGGCGACAAGGTCGAGGCCGTCTAACCGCAACCAGAAGGGAATCCACCGATCATGAAAACCGAAAAAATCCTCCTGGCGGTGACTATCGCCGCCGCAGCGGCCCTGTCCCGCTTCCGCTTCGCCGACTTCACCGGCAACGTCGCCGGCGCCGGCGAGCGCGTCCTGGGCGTGCCCACGTCCAGCTTCGCCCAGGGCGAGCAGGCCAGCGTCGCCACCCACGGCGAAATCCTGGTCGAGGCCGGGGCGGCCATCGCCGAAGGCGCCGAGGTCGAATCCGACGCCAGCGGCCGCGCTGTCACCAAGAACGCGGGCGTCGCCTGGGGCGTGGCCCGCGACGCGGCCGGCGCCGCCGGCGACATCATCCGCGTCCTGCGCTGACCCAGGCCATGCGCTACTGCTCTCTGCCCGATCTGCAACTGGCCATCCCGGCCCAGACGCTGATCTGGCTCTCCGACGACAACCCCGAGGCCGCCGGCATCAACCTGCCGGTGGTCGAGGAGGCGGTGCGCCAGGCGGAAGAGCTGGTCGATGCCCATCTACGCGGCCGCTACGTCCTGCCCCTGGACCCGGTGCCCACCGTGGTCAAGGACATGACGGTCAATCTCGCACGCCACTGGCTGTACGCACGGCGGCCGGAAGGCAGCGAGCTGCCCGATGCGGTCACGCGCACCTACAAGGCGTCCCTCTCGATGCTGGAGTCCATCCGCGACGGCAAGCTGACCATCGGCGCGCCCAGCGGCGAGACCCAGCCCGAGCCGGGCGAGATGAAGGTGCGCGCGCCCCGGCGCGTCTTCGGTAACGATCTGCTGGAGCGCTACTGATGGCCGTCACGCTCACCATCATCGACGCCGTGGTGGAACGGTTGAAAACGGCGTTCCAGGACTTGGCCGTGGAGTACTTCCCGGACAAGCCCTCGGAATACCGCCTCAACCACCCCAAGGGCGCGCTCCTGGTGAGCTACCTGGGCGCCAAGTACCAGGAGCCGATCGACACCACGGCCGTGGTGCAGCCGGCCACCATCAAGCTCAACGTCACCGTCGTCCTGCGCCAGTTGAACGGCAAGGACGGCGCCGTGGCCATGCTGATGCGGCTGCGCGCCGCGCTGATCGGCTACAAGCCGCCCAACTGCCGGCGCAAGGTGTGGGCGGTCGGCGAGCAATACCTGGGCGAATCGGCCGGCATCTGGCAGTACGCCCTGGACGTCTCCACCGAAGCGGTCGTCGTCGAGGACGACGACGT